TTTGCGTGTTTAGCTACGAAATTTCTAGGCATAAAGCCCTCCTAAGTTTGATGTTGATTTTGGAATGCCATCAAGCTTGCGCTTGACCTCATCCAAGGTTTTTCCAAAAAAGAAAACAGTGTAATTGGTTGGGTGCTTTGCAACCCACTTGTAAAGCGGATTGCTAGTCACACGTTCAATTTGATAGGTAACCCTGTCGTTGCCTATGCCGAAATACTCAACGTGTTCTAAGCCCTTTTGAAAATTAATTTTTTTCCAAATGCCATGTGGAATTTTTGCCATGATTGAACCTCCAAAAAAGTTAGATGCAAAGCGCATCCTCATGCCCACCGTAATGGGCATTGAGATGAGTTTTAAATAAAGTTGTCGATGATATAAAGCACTGCATTGCACAGTGCCCAGCAGACTGCGATAACGATGAATAAGGCTTTCATAAATATTGATTGGCGGGAACAGAACCGAATTTGGTTTCTATTGGTGTTTCACTTTCAAAAGTAAGAAAAACGTAGTCTTTTTTTACATCAATACCGATCCATAACAGGATTTGAAAAAATGTGATTGATTCCATAGAGCCTCCAAATAGATGCGAGATTGCATCCTCTGCCCCACTGGTATGCAATGGGGCATGAGATTAAATCTCTTGGGAGAGCCACTTGTTTTAGAACGCTCTGCTATCGCACGTTCACCGATCACTCTTAGGTATCGGCATTGGTATGGTTATGCGTGACCATACAACACGCTGACGGTTCGCACCGTAACCAAAAGTCATCTCGTACAGGTGGTCAGCCCTGTAGTCGTCGATCACGTCTCGCATCTCGTTCGGTTGCCTGATCCCATCAGGGGGCAGAGCCTACTAGCCTTTGACGCACAGTTTAGAGTCCTGATATTGACTGCCCTCGTTTTAGATCTGACTGGCATCAGCGATCAACCCTTTACTTTATTCTCGCACTGGTCTCGACGAGTCGCTGGTTACTCAGCGTTTTCTTTCAACCTGTGTTAGCACCGAAAGAGACTAGATGTTAGCACGTATGTTTAAACAATAGGAAATATATTTAATCTGTTGCTAAAAAGCACAGTCAGGTTGAGGGGTGATTGGGTGACTACCCGCAGAGCCTTATGTTTACTGGAAGACTAGAGATATCGTACTAGCATATGGCTTAGTAGCTATGCAAGCATTAACGCCTTGGCGACCCCTTTAAAGCTGTTTAAACGGTATGTATGGATGTACAGCTTGGGAAGCTCACGTCATGATCTTGTGGTTTAAATGATCGTCTGATTAATTAAAACGCACGAACAGAGCACGAACATCGTTGACAGCAGTCGTTTAAACATTCAAGATCTGGTGTAGGTCATAACGTAAAAAGGACAGAATAATGACAATGAAGAACAAAAAATCAATCATTAATGCCATCGCATTGGATGCTATTGCGCTCGAAGAAGAGGATGCTAGTACTTGGGGAGCGGGAGAAGATCTCGAAGAGATGCGGGCAACTATTGAGGGATTACCAGTAAAGAGGACAAAGAGCGGAAAGGTACATGGAATGAAAGTACCAGAGACAGACAACTCAACCAATAAAAGAATGACTGCAAGGATGATTCAATTCGTCAACTCGCTGGTCTCAGGGTGTACTCAAGTCGAGGCATACAGTCAGGCTTATGACACGTCTGGCAGTACAAGGGCTACGATCATCAGCAATGCGAACAGGCTAATGAAAGATCCAAGAATCAGTATGCACCTTGAGGCTGTCTTAGAGGCTACAAAGCAAAACGTTATCGACAGTGATGCTCAGGCAAGGCAATACGTTATGCAAAAGCTATTCGACAAGGTCAACGAGGCACAGACAAGTGAGAGCGGAAAGCTAAGAGCACTGGAGTTAATCGGCAAGGCGGTCGGTATGTTTACTGACAGAGTCGAGACAACAGTCGAACAAGTCGATACCGAAGCACTAAAGAAAGAATTGCAGTCACACCTACATCTAATAACAGATAAGAAGAAAGTGGTAACGATACAGTAACGATGCGGGCGGGTTGTTTAAACGGTCTGTCGTCGACCCCACCGTACCCGACCCCCCAACGTAAGGCAGTGCCCCCGCCTCACGCTATACGCTCGATTCCACTCGTAATATACCCATCGTTTAGCAACACGAACGTTCTCACCCTATTCCAGAAGATGCAACGCATCGTATGAAACCGAAGGTTTCACGTGAAACACAGGGGGGGGTGTATTAAATTCCCGCTTGACATTGTTTAAACGCTATAGCAAACTACCCCCCGAACGTTTCCTTTTTGTTCTTACGGGGGTATATATATATTTTGAAAGCTGAATTTGTTAAACAGACCAAGTTAAACCCAGAATTCACTAGGGCAATGACTAAGATGTTCAAGGTGTACAAGTCAATGTCTTTTGCTGAAAAGGTACGGTACATTGAAAACAGAAAACCAAGGATGCGGACTTGGGTAGAACCAACAAGACAACAGGAAGGCTTGTTTTAAATGAATGATGAATTACTGATGGGTAAGTTAAAAAACCTAGTATTAAGCCTAATGGCAATCCATACGGAAATAAAAGGTCCGAAAAGGAACCAGCTTTATCAAATTATTGAAGATTTAAGGAAATTCAGTGAAAACAGTAAGTGAACTATTGGGCTTGTTTCTAAAGCTGTCGTTTGAAGATCGTAAACGTTTCTTGCGGCTGGTGAATAAGCTATGAGAAGCTACGGAGCGAAGCGATGACTGAAAGACAGAAAATGGTATTGGATTACATTAACCTGTACATCAAGACTAAAGGCTTTCCACCGAGTTACATGGATATAGCCCTTGGACTTAAACTGAAAAGCAAGTCCAATATACATAGGCTGGTTCATACATTAAAGGACAATGGTTTTCTTCAGGTTAAGCCGCATATGGTTAGATCTATGAAGTTAGTAGACACTACAGTTAAAGAGATGAGCAAGCTTTGACATTACTTAGTCAAGCGGAGATTAAGCAGTACATTAAGCTAGCTGATGCGCTGCCAAAAAATTCGCCAGAAATACCGAAAATCTGGACGCTGATCAAAGAAGATAAGAAAGAACGTTGTCGGGAACACTTCATGCCTTTTGTGGGCGAGATGTGGTCAGCATTTATATCAGGTAAACACCACCGAATTATGGCGGATGCATTTGAAAGGGTAGCGGATGGTTCACTTAAACGTCTTATTATTAATATGCCTCCTCGTCATACTAAGTCTGAGTTCGCTAGTTATCTTTTTCCCGCTTGGTTTTTGGGTAGATTCCCTGAAAAGAAAATTATCCAGACTGCTCACACGGCGGAATTAGCCACAGGCTTTGGTCGTAAAGTCAGGAACTTAGTGAATTCGCCCGATTATCAGGCAATCTTTCCGATCAAACTGTCCTCAGATTCAAAGGCGGCGGGACGATGGAACACAAACAAAGGCGGAGATTACTTTGCTATTGGTGTCGGCGGAGCGGTAACGGGTAAAGGTGCGGACGTATTGATCATTGATGACCCGCATTCTGAGCAAGAAGCCATGCAAGGCAACCCAAACGTCTATGACCGAGTGTATGAATGGTATTCATCAGGTCCAAGACAACGACTTCAGCCGGGAGGAGCGATTATTATTGTGATGACCCGCTGGTCTAAGAAGGACTTGACTGGGCAAATTATTAATAATTCACTCAAGCGGGATGGTGACGAATGGGAAGTCATTGAGTTTCCCGCCTTAATGCCTAGTGGTAAACCCTTATGGGCGGAGTTTTGGAAACAATCCGAACTTGAAGCAATTAAGGCTGAGATACCCGTTAGTAAGTGGGAAGCACAGTACCAACAGAATCCGACCTCAGAAGAGGGTGCGATTATTAAGCGGGATATGTGGAAGATCTGGGAAAAGGAAAAGCCACCACAGTGCGACTACATAATCCAGTCTTGGGATACCGCCTTTGAAAAAAATAATCGAGCCGACTACTCAGCCTGTACTACGTGGGGAGTCTTCTTTAAATCTGATGCGGAAGGCTTTGAAGTAGCCCACATCATCCTATTGGACGCTTTTAAAGAGCGCATGGAATTCCCAGAATTAAAAAGAAAAGCGCTTGATTTATATAAGGACTGGGAGCCAGACAGCCTAATTGTAGAAAAAAAGGCGGCAGGTGCCCCTCTCATTTATGAAATGCGGCGCATGGGAATACCGTTATCTGAATATACACCAAGCAAAGGTTCAGATAAAATAGCTCGTGTAAACGCTGTATCTGATTTGTTTGCTTCTGGCTTTGTATGGTGTCCTGATACCAGATGGGCAGAAGAGGTTATGGAAGAGTGCGCTTCGTTTCCAAATGGCGAGCATGATGACCTCGTTGACTCAACCAGCCAAGCGTTATTAAGGTTTCGTCAGGGTGGGTTTATCCGTTTAAACACTGATGAAAAAGATGAAATTGTGCCCAGAAAAAAAGCGGCATATTACTAAGGATGACGTATGATTGAGAAAAGCCTATACCAAGCCCCATTGGGGATGACAGATCTAGAACCAATTGAAATTGAAATTGAAGATCCTGAGTCTGTAAAAATCGGCTTGGGTGATTTGGAAATTGAAATCGAACCACCAGAACCATCTGATGAAGACTTCGATGCCAACCTAGCTGAGTACATCAGCGAAAAAGCCATGACTCAAATTGCGGGCGATCTTCTGGGTGACTTCGAAGATGACATATCCGCAAGAAAAGATTGGATTCAAACCTACGTAGATGGTCTTGAACTCCTTGGCATGAAGATTGAAGAAAGAACTGAACCGTGGGAAGGAGCTTGTGGTGTTTATCACCCCCTCCTATCAGAAGCGTTGGTTAAGTTTCAAGCCGAAACAATCATGGAAACTTTTCCAGCGGCGGGTCCAGTCAAGACTTTAATCATTGGCAAAGAAACAATTGAAAAGAAAGAAGCTGCCGTTCGAGTTCAGGATGATATGAACTATGAATTGACCGACGTAATGCAAGAATTTAGACCTGAGCATGAAAGAATGATCTGGGGTTTAGGTCTTGCAGGAAACGCTTTTAAAAAAGTGTATTACGACCCAAGTCTTGAGCGTCAGGTATCAATGTTTGTACCAGCAGAAGACATCGTTGTGCCTTATGGAGCGTCTAATTTAGAATCAGCACCCCGTGTAACTCATGTTATGAGAAAAACGGAAAATGAAGTTAAACGACTTCAGTTTGCTGGATTTTATCGAGACGTAGATTTAGGTGATGCTGAAACAACGTTAGACGAAGTCGAAAAGAAAATTGCGGAAAAAATGGGTTTCAGAGCCACGTCTGATGATCGCTACAAGCTTTTAGAGATGCACGTTCATTTAGATTTAGAAGGCTACGAAGACGAAGAAGACGGCGAGATGACTGGCATTGCTTTGCCTTACGTCATTACGATTGAAAAGAATACTCAGACTATTTTGTCAATACGACGTAACTGGAGACCAGAAGATGACAGCAAACAAAAAAGACAACATTTTGTTCACTATGGGTACGTTCCGGGCTTTGGCTTTTATTGCTTTGGGCTTATCCATCTTGTCGGGGCTTTTGCTAAGTCTGGTACTAGTCTTATCAGGCAATTGGTTGACGCAGGTACCCTCTCAAACTTGCCGGGTGGCTTTAAGACCCGTGGCTTGCGAGTCAAAGGAGACGACACGCCGATAGCACCGGGTGAGTTTCGTGATGTAGATGTACCCAGCGGGGCAATGAAAGATAACATCATGCCCTTGCCATACAAAGAGCCAAGCCAAGTCTTGTACTCCTTGCTTGGTACGATCGTTGATGAGGGTCGTCGTTTTGCTTCATCTGGCGATATGAAAATTTCTGATATGTCAGCCAATGCTCCAGTCGGTACGACCTTAGCAATTTTGGAGCGGACATTAAAAGTCATGAGTGCAGTCCAAGCCCGTGTTCATTACTCAATGAAACAGGAACTTAAACTTTTAAAAGAAATTATTCGGGACTACACCCCTGAGGAATACGATTACGAGCCTGTAGATGGAACACCAAGGGCTAAAAAATCAGATTATGATCTAGTTACTGTCATTCCCGTGTCAGATCCCAATGCCGCAACGATGGCACAGAAGATTGTTCAGTACCAAGCCGTGCTTCAGTTAGCTCAAAACGCACCGCAGATCTATAACTTACCGCAATTACATCGGCAAATGTTGGATGTTTTGGGAATTCGCAATGCTCAGAAATTAATTCCATTAAAAGAAGACCAAAAACCCAAAGATCCAATGACCGAAAACATGGATGTGATTCAAAACAACCCATTAAAAGCGTTTATTTACCAAGATCACAAGGCGCATATTATTTCGCATACCAATTTCTTGCAAGATCCATTGACAGCTAAGGTTATTGGGCAAAATCCACAAGCACAATCAATGGCGGCTAATATGCAAGCGCACATTGCTGAGCATTTTGGCTTTGAATATCGTCAAATGATCGAGCAACAACTGGGTGCACCGTTGCCTTACCTAAAAGACGAGGACGATACGCTGCCAGAAGAGTACGAAGTTCAGTTATCTCGCCTTATTGCTCAGGCTAGTCAGCAGCTCTTACAGCAAAACCAAGCACAAAACGCTCAAGAGCAAGTTCAACAACAGGCACAAGACCCAATTATCCAGATGCAACAGCAAGAACTTCAGATTAAAGCTCAAGAAGTTCAACGCAAGACGCAAAAAGATCAAATGGATGCCAAGCTCAAGGAAGAGCAGATTCAGGTGGAAAGAGAACGTATTACTTCAATGGAACACATCGAAGGCACCAAGGCTGGGATCAAAATGTCTTTCGAAAAGGACAAATTAGATCGTCAAAGTGAATTAGATGCTACGAAAGTTGGGGTAGATATCGCAAGGAGCAGTTCATGACGGAGTTGGAAATATTGGTACAGCAGTTAAACGAAAAAATTGAACAAGTCAAAGAATCCGTCGCCAACGGAAACTTTGACAAGTTCGAGGACTACAAAAAAACGTGCGGTGAGATCAGAGGTCTCTTAATTGCACGTGGTTACGCACTAGACCTCAAAGATAGACTGGAGAAATTGGATGACTGAGGCAATCGATTTAGCAAAAGCGGTGGATTTATCTGCCCTACTGCATAAATCAGACGAAGAAAAGGCAACACAACTCCCAAAACCGTCTGGATACCGCATTTTATGTGCCATTCCAGAGCAGGAAAAAGAGACTGAAGGCGGCATTTTGAAGGCTGATATTACGCTTCAGAACGAAGAAACGCTGACTACAGTGTTATTTGTTGTTGAATTAGGACCTGATTGCTATAAGGATGAGAAGCGTTTTCCTAGTGGTGCATGGTGTAAAAAGGGTGATTTTATCCTCGTTAGACCATACGCTGGAAGCCGATTAGTCATTCATGGCAGAGAATTCCGCATGATCAACGATGATTCTGTGGAAGGTGTAGTAGCCGACCCACGTGGTATTAAACGAAAATAGGAGTAAACGATGAACAAACAAGTAATGGAAAAATATGAATTTCCAGACGAAGACAAACCCGAATTAGAAGTTGAAATAGTAGACGATACCCCAGCAGCAGATAAGGGTAGAACACCGTCTGAACCTGAATTTGTTGCGGAAATGGAAAAGGATGAGCTGGATGAATATTCAGAATCAGCCAAAAACAAAATCGCAGGATTTAGGAAAATTTATCATGACGAACGGCGAGCCAAGGAAGCGGCTGACCGTGAGCGTGAAGAAGCTTTAGCTATAGCCAAAAACTTATATGAAGAGAACAAAGCCTTAAAGGGACGTGTAAATAACACTGAACGGGTGGCTGTTGATTCATTTAAGACTTCAGCGCAGCAAGAAATGGACATGGCGAAAAAGGAATATCGTGAAGCTTATGAGGCTGGAGATGCCGATAAATTGGTAGAAGCACAGGAAAAAATGACTTCCGCCAAAATCAAAATGGACAAAGCAATTAATGCGTCTGAATCTGTAAATCAAAGAAAAGCTTTACAGGAAAGAGAAAATCAGGTACAAATACCAAAACAGCAACCTCCCCGTGATCAAAAAGCGGCTGGTTGGCAGGATCGGAACTCATGGTTTGGTCAAGATGACGAAATGACTAGCCTAGCTCTTGGAATGCATGAAAAGCTGGTTAAAGAAAATGGTATGGCTTACGCCACTACTGACGAGTATTACAAGCGCATTGACGAAACAATGCGGAAACGATTCCCCGAGAATTTCGAGGAAGCAGAAGATGACAAACCTCGATCGAGACCGAGCACTGTTGTCGCTCCAGCAAGTCGCAGCACATCTTCGAAAAAGATAAGGCTGAACACTTCGCAGCAAAGTATTGCTAAGAAGCTAGGACTTACTAACGAGCAATATGCCCACGAACTTTTAAAAATGGAGAATTAACATGGCTACGACTAGAACTACCCGTGAAATTGATACCCGTGCGACCTTTGAGCGTCCTAAGCAGTGGATGCCAGCGGAACTACTGCCTGAGCCTGATAAACAGTCTGGGTATGCGTATCGATGGATTCGTGTTTCAACATTGAATGCTGCAGATCCACGCAATGTCTCAGCGAAACTGAGAGAAGGCTGGGAGCCAGTATCAATCGAAGAACAACCGCAGTTCCAACTGTTAGTTGATCCCAACAGTCGATATAAAGACCAAGTTGAGGTTGGCGGGTTATTGCTTTGCAAGACTCCTTCTGAATTCGTTGAACAACGTAATGCACATTACCAAAAACAATCGGATGCCCAGACGGAAGCTGTAGACAATAATTTAATGCGTCAAAGCGACCCAAGAATGCCTCTATTCAAAGAGAGCAAATCTTCAAGTGGCTTTGGCAAAGGAAGTTAAATTTTATTAACAGGAGTTTTAAATGGCTTATCCTACCGTTTCAGGTCCTTACGGATTTCAGCCGATCAATTTGATCGGTGGTCAGGTATTTGCTGGTTCAACTCGCTTTTTCCCCATCGCTTCAGGCTCTGGCACATCGATTTTTTACGGTGATGTCGTGCGCCTAAACACAGGTGGTACATTAAGCAAAGTTTCAACCACAGCTACCGCAACCGATGCAGTCGGCATTTTCTTGGGTTGTCAGTTCACAAACCCAAGCACCAAGCAATTGTTGCAACAACAGTATTACCCAGCTAGCACAGTGGCTTCTGACATTCAAGCTTTTGTATTGGATGATCCAGATGCATTGTTCAAAGTTGCCGTAACTGCTGCTGGCGCATCCACAATTTCGGGTGTAACACAAGCAGCTATTGGTCAAAATACAGCTTTAATCTTGACCGCTGGCAGCACAACCACAGGCGACTCTTTAGCGTCTGTTTCGGCTACTACAGCTAGCACTTCAACTTTACCTATCCGTATCGTTGGCGGTGTTCCAGAAACAGTTAATGCTTCGGGTTCTTTTACAGAGGTTATTGTTAAATTTAACTTCGGTACTCACACTTACTACAGCGCTACTGGTGTAGCTACTGCAGCCTAATAGGAGCTAAATAATGGCTATTTCACGTGCACAACTACTGAAAGAGTTGCTCCCAGGACTGAACGCTTTGTTTGGACTTGAGTACGCAACATATGGCGAACAGCATAAAGAGATCTATGATACTGAGACCTCTGAGCGTTCATTTGAAGAAGAGACGAAACTGTCAGGTTTCTCTGCAGCACCTGTTAAAAACGAAGGCTCTGCCATTCGTTACGACAATGCTCAAGAAGCTTTCACAGCTCGTTATAACCACGAAACTATCGCCCTTGGCTTTAGCTTGACCGAAGAAGCAATCGAAGACAACCTCTACGACAGCTTATCAGCTCGCTATACAAAGGCTTTGGCTCGTGCTATGGCTTACACCAAGCAAGTTAAAGGTGCTGCAGTATTAAATAACGGTTTCACCAACTCTGCCGCTTATTACGGTGGCGATGGCGTTCCATTGTTTTCTACAGCACATCCATTGGTGTCTGGTGGCACTAACAGCAATACTCAATCTACCGCTGCTGACTTGAATGAGACTTCTTTAGAAGCCGCTGTAATTCAAATCGCTGCTTGGACAGATGAGCGTGGCTTGTTAATCGCTGCTAAACCTAAGAAATTGGTTGTTCCACCCGCACTCCAGTTCGTTGCAACTCGCTTGCTCGAAACTGAATTACGTGTTGGCACTACCGATAACGACATCAACGCTATCAAGAACAACGGTTCTGTATCTGAAGGTTACACAGTTAATAACTATTTAACCGATACAAACGGCTATTTCTTGACCACTGATGTTCCTAATGGCATGAAGCACTTTGTGCGTACTGCTTTAAGCAACAGCATGGACGGCGATTTCGACACTGGTAACGTTCGTTACAAGTCTCGTGAGCGTTATTCTTTTGGTTGGTCAGATCCACTCGGAATGTGGGGATCACCGGGTGCTTAATAGGCTACCCGTGTAATAAGAAGAACCCCGTCAAAAGCGGGGTTTTTTCTTGCATAAAAAGATTGCAAGCCGTTTAAATTCGGTGTATAAATGTAACATCTGGGTATTTACACTTATACCAACTGCCCCAGCAGACAATGCAATGATGGTATAGGGAACTTTTGCATAAGGAGCATTACCATGGGTTTCGCTACTCACTTAGGTCCTTGGTTATTAGGGACTGTTAAAAACACTTCTGGCACTACTGCTGGAACTATCCGCAATACAGGCTGTACCGTTGTTTCTCAATCTGCCCCTGTAGCTTTTGGCACATTGACTGGTACTTTGGTTACTGTTCCTGCTGGAGCGCAAATTGTTGACGTTAAAGTCGTTACAACTACCGTATTTAGCGCTGCTACTACAGCAGCATTGGACATTGGCGGAACAGCATTTACCACCGCTGGCACAATTACCTCTGTTGGTTCTACATCTTTAGGTGCTAATGCAACTACTCCTGCTGGTTTTTTAAACGTTGGCGCTACTGACGCAATCATTAATTACACATTAGTTGGTACTGCATTAACTACTGGTGCTGCAACAATCATCGTTACTTATGCGGTTCGTAACTCTGATGGCGGTCAGTTTCAGACAACTTACAATAATTAATCTGGCGGGTTAGGGTTTACCCCTAGCCCACTTAACTTAGGGGATTAATTATGACGATGCAATATGATGTAAAACAAGCGCATATTAATGGCAGTGGAATTATGGTTCCTTATGCAACACGTATTAAGGGAATATCATTCACTGGTAGCGCAACTGCGGGTACTTTAGCATTATTTGATACAACAACAGCTCCTGTAACGACAGCTACTTATGGTCGTTCTGGAACTACTGTTACCGTTTCAAGTACCGCTCATGGTCTATCAACAGGACAAGTTATTGGTGTTGACTTTGCTGCTGGCACTGGCGGAACTGCCACTAATGGTAATTATGTTATTACTAGAACTAGTGCAGATGCATTTACGCTTACTGATATTAACTCTGGAAGCATTACTGCTGGCGCTGCAATGGTTTATTCGTCCACAGGAAATTGGTTAATTTCTTATGATGTAGCCGCAAGCGATTCCTTTAACAACTCTCCTATGATTCCAGGAGAAGGTTTAAAAGCGGTTAATGGCGTTTATGCACAAATAAGCAACTTGGTAGCAGTAAACATTTACTACGGATAAAAAATGTCAGAGCCAATCAAGACAGAGGGTTCTTTTAATCTAGTAGGTCGGAAAGTAATGATTGGTCTTCCTTCCTACGATTACAAAGTATCTTCCAAGCTAGCAATTTCGCTAGCTTCTTTTTGCGTGCAAGCAACCAAACATGGGGTTGACATTGAGGTCTGCAACATTTCTGGCTGTTCTGTTGTATCCCGTGTTCGCAACTTGATTGCAACTAATTTTTTAAACTCAGACTGTACTGATTTAATGTTTATTGACTCAGATATTAATTTTGATTCTGAGGATATATTTCGTTTGCTAGCATGGAACAGCGACCCCAAAAAGGGTATCGTTGCTGGTATTCCTGTAGCCCGTAAAAAGGGACAGGTCTATTTCTCCACATTAGATACGGACGATGATAAAAGCATTTTTATGGATAAGATGGGTTTAGTTAAAGCAAAGCGTGTAGCTACAGCCTTTATGATGATTCGTAAAGAAGTTTTTGTAAAACTGGCTGAAGCTCATCCAGAATGGGTTTATCACGATGAAAAGAAGGAAGGCGATACCACAATCTGTTTTTTTGACTTTGAGTTAAAAGACGGTCAATACATTGGCGAAGATTACTTATTCTGTGATCGTGCCCGTGAACAAGGCTTTGAGGTATGGATTGATCCTACTATCAAGTTAGGTCATATGGGTGTTCATGAGTTTGAGGGTTCGTTTGGCGAAGAATTCTTATATCCATTAATCCGTCCAATAGATGTCAAAAAGGATGCTGCGTAATGGCTACCAAGAAGACCCCGTCATTATCAATCGGACGTGGTGAGAAGCTTCCAGCCTCAAAAGGCGCTGGCTTGACAGCTAAGGGTAGGGCTAAGTACAACGCAGCCACAGGGAGCCATTTAAAGGCTCCACAACCTGAGGGTGGTGCTAGGAAGAAGTCATTTTGTGCCCGTATGTCTGGAATGCCCGGACCAATGAAAGACGAAAAGGGCAGACCTACTCGTAAAGCGGCTAGTTTAGCCAGATGGAAATGCAAATGAATAATATTGATCCAATCGAAACGGCAAGAGAATTAGCCACACACGCTAGTAATATTCAACATTTGCAGGAAGACATGGATAAAATGATTGAGGAGATGGCTGAAATTAAAACCACGCTCCAAAGTATTGAAAAAACCCTTTCCGAAGCTAAAGGCGGATGGAAAACGTTAATGGCTATTGGCGGTGCAGTTAGTCTTATTACTGGCATTCTTGGTGTAGTTATTGGATATTGGAGTCATAAATAATGCCATCAACATCTAAAAAACAGCACAATTTTATGGCGGCAATAGCGCATAACCCAGCATTTGCAAAGAAAGTAGGGGTTCCGCAGTCTGTGGGAATGGATTTTAACAAAGCCGATAAAGGCAAAAAATTTAAACAAGGTGGAATTATGAAAAGCGATATGAAAGAAGACATGAAAATGGACAAAGCCCAAGACAAGGCGATGATTCAGAAAGCGTTTAAACAGCACGATATGCAAGAGCATAAAGGCGGTAAGGGCACAACCTTAAAATTAGCTAAGGGTGGTTCTGCTTCATCTCGTGCAGATGGTTGTGCTGTTAAAGGCAAAACCAAAGGCAAGATGATTAAGATGAAAATGGGCGGAGCTTGCTAACCATGCCATATACAGAAACTGGTAAAGAAAAAGTCAAGCGTGAAGCCTATTACAAGGCTAATAAAGACCGTGGTATTGCTATAGAAAAGCAAAAAGACTACGCACGTTTTGGTACGACTGAGCAAAACATTCCGCAGGTAAATCCTATGGGTGATGTTGCTATGCCAATGTCTGCTGGTATGAAAAAAGGCGGATCAGTAAAATCAGCTTCGTCCCGTGCTGATGGTTGCTGTGTTCGTGGAAAAACAAAAGCATGAAAGCATTAGAAAAAGCTGGCTTTTATGATGCGGGTAAAACTAAAGCCGAACGATTAAAGATTATTGATGCGGTTACGACCAAGCCTCAGCGAATGGAAATGGTTGATAAATTATTTTTAAGTAAAAAAAAGAAGACTGGCAGCGTAGCAAAAAAAGGAAAGATTAAAGCATGAGAGCTTCTCGTGGAATGGGCGATATATTGCCCAGTAAAATGCCAAGCGGGAAAAAGAAACCCCGTAGGGATAGTACTGACTTTACAGAGTATGCTGAGGGCGGCAAAGTTAATGCTGCTGGGAACTATACAAAACCATCTTTACGTAAAAGAATCTTTAATAGTGTTAAGGCTGCTGCAGTGCAAGGTACTGGCGCAGGTCAGTGGTCGGCTCGTAAAGCGCAATTAGTAGCTAAAAAATATAAGGCGGCTGGCGGTGGATATAAATGAGTGGATTGGCAAAATCGCAACGTTCTTTAAAAGCTTGGGGCGATCAAAAATGGACAACCAAGTCGGGAAAAAAGTCGTCCGAAACGGGCGAGCGATACCTACCAAAAAAGGCAATAGAGTCATTAAGCCCGCAGGAGTACGCAGCAACAACAAAAGCAAAACGAGCGGGGAAAGCAGCGGGAAAACAGTTCGTCCCCCAGCCAGCCAAAATAAAAGAAAAAGTAAAGCCTTATCGAAAGATTAATTTATGAGACCAGAAGATTTTATTGACCGTCAGATGGAAGCGTCAGATAAGTTATTTAAGGTTATGTTTGAAGACCATAAAGAACGTATGAAGGGCATGGTGCTTTGGGCTGATATGAATGCTGGCTTAATAAGAAAGCTAGACGAGCGTGATACGGAGATAGCCCGTTTAAACGCTGAGATTGTTAAATTAAAGGCGGCATCAGCATTATGACAACTACAGGTACCAACACTTTTAACCTTGATTTAAACAGCCTTGTTGAAGAGGCTTTCGAGCGTTGTGGGTCACAGTTGCGTTCTGGCTATGATTTACGTACGGCACGTAGAAGTTTAAATTTGCTGACCATTGAGTGGGCAAATCGAGGAATTAATCTTTGGACTATTGAGCAAGGTCAAGTAAACTTAGTGACTGGGCAGCCCTTATACCCTATTCCAGACGACACTATCGACCTATTGGATACAGTCGTTAGGCAGAACAATGGTTCTGCTAGCAATCAAATTGATATTAATATTACTCGTATTTCTGAGTCTACTTATTCGACTATTCCCAATAAGTTAACTACTGGCAGACCAATTCAGGTATGGATTAATCGCCAAAGTGCACAAACCAACCCTACGACTGTTGTGTTGACTGCCGCAATTAATAGTACAGACACCTCAATTACAGTAAATGATTCAAGCCAATTGGCTAGTGGCGGGTTTATTAAGATTGGTTCAGAAACGATTGGCTATTCAAACGTAGTAGGGAATACCCTTACTAATTGTTATCGTGGACAGAACAGTACGATTGCAGTTTCACACGCAATTAGTGATGCTGTTTCAGCGCAAAACTTAAACTCAATTAATGTCTGGCCCGCACCCGATGCTGGTGGATCTCCATATACTTTTGTTTACTGGCGCTTGCGTCGCTTACAAGACGTTGGAAACGGTACGACTGAGCAAGATATTCCATTCCGTTTATTGCCTTGTCTTGTGGCTGGATTAGCCTTTTATATGGGTCAAAAGATTGCAGAAGCCCAACCAAGATTACAGTTTTTAAAAAATGAATACGAAGAGCAATGGTTAATGGCATCAACAGAGGACAGGGAAAAAGCCGCTATTCGGTTTGTGCCAAGGTCATTGTTCTATGCCTAATAAATTTAGTAGTGGTAAGTACTCGATTGCGGAATGCGATATTTGCGGACAACGGTACAAACTAAAAGAATTAAAGAAGCTGGTAATTAAACAGCAGATTAAAAACATTAAGGCTTGTCCTGAGTGTTGGAATCCTGATCAACCGCAGTTATCGTTGGGTATGTATCCAGTAGATGATCCGCAAGCGGTTAGGGAGCCAAGACCTGATACAAGTTATTTGGCTTCTGGTGTAAGTGGTTTGCAGATTAAAGCTGGCAATGATAGTAGTGTTGACGAGAATGGTTATCAAAGTGATGGTAGTAGAGTCATCCAGTGGGGCTGGAGTCCCGTTGGTGGAGCAAGTAGTTTTGATACGGTTTTAACCCCAAACTACTTGATTGCAATAGGGCAAACGGGTACAGTAACAATATCAACTTAGGAGTATAAAATGTTTAAACGTGATGCAGATGGTGTAGCCAAAAAAGGCAAAACAGAGGGTAAAAACCTTGGTAATGATGGTTCAAAAGTGTTGGGTATGAAAGGCGGAAAGTCTTCTGCTGGCGTTACCTCAATGAAAATGAAACAAGTCGGTCGTAATATGGCTCGTGCTATGTTACAAAAATCGTCTGGAAGAGGTCGTTAATCATGGCTAAATTTAGCAAAAAAATAATGGGCAAAGAAGTTGGCGATGCCAAAACTTATGCAAAACCTCACGATATGAGCGGTAAGGCTATCAATGATAAAGATCCAAGCTATGTGAAACGTGATCCAAATACGTTATCTGCCAATGAAGTTACACCAAATAGCGGTGCTATGCGTGTTAGCGCTGGCAATCCAAACCGTGATGATGTAAAGACAAGCGGCATTAAACAACGTGGATCTGGCGCAGCAACTAAAGGCTTTACTTCTCGTGGACCGATGGCTTAAACCTAATGAACTACACTGCACTTGTTGCGGCTATTGAAGCCTACGCTGAAAACTACGACACTGGTACTGGTGGTTTCGTAGAGAATATCCCTGTGTTTGTTAAACAGGCGGAGCAGCGCATCTACAACAGCGTTCAGATTCCTTCATTAAGAAAGAATGTAACTGGAACTTTAACTTCTGGCAATAAGTATTTGTCAGCACCTGATGATTATCTGGCTACATACTCCTTAGCCGTTGTAAAAAATCCGGGAACAGCCAGTGAAAGTTATACGTTCTTGCTAAATAAAGACGTTAATTTCATTCGTGAATCATATCCAACCCCAGCAGATACTGGATCTCCTTACTGTTATGCCTTGTTTGGACCGCAATATACTTATCCAAACGAACTTAGCTTTATTGTTGGACCCACTCCCGATAGCTCTTATACGGTAGAACTGCATTATTTCTACTATCCAGAATCAATTGTTACTGCTGGTACTACATGGGTTGGAGATAACTTTGATACTGTCTTGTTATATGGCTCTTTGTTAGAAGCTGCGGCTTATATGAAATCAGATAATGATGTCATTGTTTACTACAAAGATCGTTATACAGAAGCCTTATCACTTCTGAAGCGTTTAGGAGATGGCTTAGAACGTGGTGATGCTTACCGTGATGGTCAGACCAAGTTAAATACGAACCTTAAAGGCAGTGTGGTCACATGACAATTCAACAGGGTCAAACCACCATTTTTAAGAAAAACTGTTTAAGCGGCTTGGAGAACTTTGCAGTTGGGACTTTTTACGTTTATAAAATTGCTTTATATAACGCCAATGCAGCCTTATCTTATACAACTACTACGTACACAACCACCAATGAAATTACTGGCACGGGCTATACGGCAGGTGGTAAGACCTTGACAGTAATACCCCCAGCAACTGATGATTTAACAGCCTTTATATCTTTTGCCAGCGTGACTTGGAGTCCGGCTTCCTTTACGACTAGGGGGGCTTTAATTTACAATAGCACCACTGGAGCTGCTGTTGCAGTGCTAAATTTTGGGTCAGATAAAACCCCTACTAGCATTTTTACAATCACCTTCCCTACAGCGAATGCAGCAAACGCTATTATTCGTTTTTCTAACTAAGGAGTTTTTATGCAAGATAATGTACAAATAGCGGATGTTTGCCAAGCATCTGTTACTCGTGGCGCAAGCCATAAAGAGGCTACCAGTATTTCTGGTTATTACACCGTAGAGTGTTTTAATGGCGGTCAGTTAAAGTGGAAAGATGACATCCACAACTTAGTAACGACTGTTGGTAAGAACTTTACTATGGACACTACATTAGGCAACGTAGCTGGTGGCGCTGTTGTAATGGGCTTAAAAGGTACTGGTACTGCTGTTGTAGCTGACACACAGGCTTCACACGCTAGCTGGCTAGAAGTTGGCGGTACGAATGCTCCTGCTTATACAGGTAACCGTCCTACTCCTACTTTCAGTGCAGCTTCTGCTGGTGCTAAGACTACTTCCTCAGCGGTAACGTTTGCTATTACCTCTTCTGGTACTGTAGCTGGTTGCTTTATTAACATTGGTGGTTCATCAACTAAAGACAATACAACTGGAACTTTGTTCTCGGCTGGTGACTTTACTGCTGGTTCTAAAACTGTTACTTCTGGCGATACACTGAGCGTTACCTATACCGCTACTGCAGCGTAATTAAGGAACTAACATGGCGTTAGTTCTTGCCGATAGAGTCAA